GACCTGAACGGGGATCGGCGCATCGCGGCGGGGACGTATAACAAACTATTCACCACGTCGGCGTCAGGCACGACAACTGACATCACACCGGTGAGCTTTACGTCGGGGCTTATTCGTTCTGCGGCGTTCACCGGCTTTGGCGGCGGTTTTTTTGGGGCCGGAACGTTTGGCACGGAACGGGCGGACACAGGCACCTTTTCAGAGGCGACAACCTGGGCGCTTGATAACTTTGGCGAGAACCTTGTTGCTTGCTCAAGCGCGGACGGAAAGCTGTACGAATGGGCGCTGGATACAGGCACCCCAGCGGCGGCAATTAGCAACGCACCAGTGGACAACCTTTCATTGCTAGTTTCAGCGGATCGTTTTTTGTTTGCGCTTGGCGCTGGTGGCAATCCGCGCAAGGTTCAATGGTGTGACCGCGAAAACAACACGGTATGGACGGCGGCGGCGACAAACGAGGCGGGCGATATTGAGTTGCAAACGTCTGGGCAGATTATGTGCGGAATTAACGTGCGCGGCCAATCGCTAATCCTGACAGACCAAGACGCCCACACGGCAACCTATCAAGGCCCACCATTCGTCTATGGCTTTGAGAAGGTGGGCCAAGCGTGCGGCATTACATCGCGCAAGGCGCTGGTATCCGTTGACGCAGGCGCGTTCTGGATGGGGCAAAACGCATTCTTTACGTTCGCAGGCGGCGCGGTGCAGGAATTGCCGTGCGACGTTGCTGATTATGTCTTTGGTGACATTAACAGATCACAGGTTAGCTTGATCCATACTGTGTCATTAGCGCAACACAGCGAAATCTGGTGGTTCTATCCATCGGGCGGGTCCAATGAGTGTGACAGATATGTCGCACTAGACTACGCAGAGGGCCACTGGATGATTGGCACAATTGAGCGCACATCGGCAGTGCCTCGCGGTGTGTTCAAGTATCCGTTGTGGGCCGATGTAAGCGGGAACGTGTACGAGCATGAGGTTGGGTTGATGCATGGTGCCGACGCTGTGTTTGCGGAAAGCGGACCTATCACAATCGGCACGGGCGAGAATGTTTATTCGGTCACAAGCCTTTTGCCCGACGAGGAAACGCAGGGCGACGTAACTGCGACATTTAAGACACGGTTTTACCCAAATGGCGACGAGCAGTCATTCGGGCCTTACACGATGGGAACCCCGACAGACGTGCGGTTTACGGGGCGACAGGTGCGAATGCGCGTTGATGCGGCCCGGCTGGCTGACTGGCGTGTGGGGACTATGCGCGTCGAAGCCTTTGCAGGTGGCCGTCGATGAATGGCTTGCCACCAGTAGGGCCTGACGTTCGTGTCTGGGCGCAAGACTTTCGCCGCACTATCGCCGCGCAGTGGTCAAGGCTGACTTACAAGCGGTCCGGATTGACTGCGGCGGAAAACGGGACACTCCTTTGGGACAACGCAAACGGTTATCCGATTGTCTCTAAGGGCGGCGCATACGCGCAAATCGGTTTGTTTGTCGGCGTGCCTGCAAGCGCGACAGCATCGGGGCAGGCGGGCGAATTGGCGCAGGACACTACGCACCTTTACGTCTGCACTGCAACCGACACATGGAAACGGGTGGCAATATCAACATGGTAAACCTAGAAGAATACCGCGACAGGATCGAGGCGGCACTAGCCTATAGCGGTGGCACGCATGACTTTGAGGACGTGGCACAGGGCGTCATGTCTAGCAAGATGCAAGTGTGGCCAACGTGCAACAGTTGTGCTATAACGGAAATCATATGCTACCCGAAAAAGAAGGTGTTGCACGTGTTTCTAGCCGCTGGTGACAAAGAAGAATTGGTCGGCATGATTGATTCAGCCGCAGCTTGGGGTAAATCCCAAGGCTGCGAAAGTATGACAATGAGCGGGCGACACGGCTGGCTTAAGGTCCTTGGCAAAGAGAACTGGAAGGCAGTAATGACAGTTATGGAGCGCACGATATGAGCGGCGGCGGCGGAAAAGGCGGAAGCACCACCTCTGAGGTAAAAATTCCACAATGGGTTGAGGACGCATCAAAAGCGAACCTTGCACGGGCTGATGAGATTTCACAGATTGGCTACACGCCCTACTACGGTGCTGACGTGGCGGCATTTAACCCCATGCAACAGGCGTCCTTTGCCAACACCAGCAACGCCGCAGACGCGTTCGGCATGGCGGGCGGCGGTATGACTGGAATGGAGGGAATGCCAGCAGCGCAGGACTTCAACGGCGTGATGGGCTATTCGTCAGCGCCAATGTACGAAAGCGCAGTTGGCCAGCTACAGGCGCAGCGTCCCGACCAATACAAGGCTATTACAGACCAATTCATTGATCCTGGAGGGCCACAAGCTCCCAGAACATCACTATTTCCCGGGTCCTCACGACCTTCTGGGATGGGCGGGGGCAAGTAAAATGGCAGGCGGAGCAAATCCACAACAAACGCAGGCACCTTATCAGCCAGCAATGTCGCAAGTCGGCGGGCCGACGGCGGGCGCGGGCAACGGTGTTTTCGGCCAATCGGCGGGCGCGTACAACGCGGCACTAGGCGGAACGCAAGCAGCGGCAGCAGGGCCAAATATCGGCGCGTTTATGAACCCCTACACCGAGCAGGTCACGGGCAACACGCTAGACAGCCTTGAGCGGCAACGCCAAATGGCAACCAACAACATGGGCGCACAGGCGTCAGCGGCAGGCGCGTTCGGTGGTTCACGCCACGGGGTCGCGGATGCGATGACCAATGAGGGCTTTGCGCGTCAGGGCGCGGATACGTTCGGGCGGCTTCAACAGCAGGGCTTTAACACCGCACTCGGCGGCGCACAAAACCAACAGCAGGTCGGGCTACAAGCGGCTAACCAAATGGGCAATCTGTCCAACATGGGCTTTGGCTTTGGTCAGCAGATCGGGCAACAGCAAGCGCAACAGGGCGGGCAGCAACAAGCGTTGATGCAGCAGCTTATGAACGCAGGCCGTCAGCAATACGCGGGCTTTACGGGCGCACCACAGCAGGCGCTTAGCCTTCCATTGCAGGCGCTTGGCGGCGCTCAATACGGGCAAACCACAACGCAGACAAAGCAACCGGGGCTTTTTGATTATCTGTCTCTTGGGGCGCTGGGGGCGAGTGGCACCAATTTTTCCGACCCTCGCCTAAAAGAAAACGTGCAGCACGTTGGCGACATCGACGGCATCCGGTTCTACAATTGGGACTGGAACGAAGAAGGCTTGAAGGTCGTATCACCGGGTCAAGGCACGTTTGGCGTTATGGCTGACGAGTTGCAAAAGACGCACCCCGAACTGGTCACGACCGGCGCGGACGGATACCTGCGGGTTAATTACAGCGGGCTAAAGGGTGATATTATCGGCGGGCTGTACTAATGACTATCTTTAACGAGCGGTCAACCGGAAACTTCCAAGGGGTTGACCCTCGCCTGTACGAAATCCTAACGATGGCGCGAAATACGTCGGGCGTTCCTTTTGAAATATCGGAGGGGATGCGCACGCGGGATCGACAGCAAGAACTTTTCGACAGCGGCGCAAGCCAAACAATGAACAGCCGCCACTTAGTCGGCAACGCAGCAGACATATTCATTCCAGACGGCAACGGTGGGGTGAATTGGGATTTTGAGGCATACCGGCCAATAGCCGAGGCTGCAAAGGCGGCGGCGTCACAGCTTGGGTATAATGATTTTGTATGGGGCGGCGATTGGGAGTCCTTGCGGGATGGGGTTCACTTTCAAGTTGGCGGATCGCAACCGCACGCAGGCCACCAGCCACACACACCAAGTCAACAGGCCCCAAACCCACGGGCAACAGTAAGTACAAGAGGAGCGCCACAAATGGCACAGGAACAAGCGCCGCAAGGCATTCTAGGTGCTCTCGGCCTACAACGTCGTGAAGAAGGCGCAGCGGGTCCAACGGGGCAGTCATTCTATCAGCGTGACAACTTCAAGGACCTTATGGGCAACCTTGCGATGGGGTTCAACTCAATGACCTTAAACCCTGACCGAGACTTGGCGCGGCAGGTTCAGGCCCAGCAACAGGGACGGCGTGACGCCAACCGCAGGAATAGTACAATTGAATGGTTGCTCAATCAGCCCGGCGGCGAAAAGTTTGCAACAATGGCGGACGCGGTGGGCGTTGGGCCAGCGTTGCAGGCGTATCAAGCGGAAATGGCAGCGGCGAACGCGCCCGTTGACCAGACGAGCGCAATGCAGAATTATCAGTTTATGCTGGCAAACGGCACGGATCCGACAGAGGCAATGGAGCGTGCTTTCGGCGGCGGGACTAACATTGACATCCACACTGGCGACGCGGCTGATTCAGCGGACGCGGCGCTGCGCACAGGCTTGTCTGAAAGTCTAGTTGATGAGTTTTCCGCGTTTAGGACTGCGGGGTCAGCCAGCGCCGCAGTTATGGGCGATCTCAATGTGTTGCAGGAATTGGCAAGCGTTGCGCCAGAAGGACCAGTAACGGGCAGGTTTGCCGAAATGTTCCCAGAGTTTAGCGACGTTTCGGCGTTGCGGACTTCAATTATGCGACGTGTCGCGCCAACACTTCGGGTGGAGGGTTCCGGCTCTACGTCTGACATTGAATATCAGGGTATGCTTGACGGTTTTGGCAACATGAAAAACACAAGGGAAGCAAACTCCGCAATTATCTCAGTAATGCAAGCTAAGTCTCAGTTCAACATGGCCCGCGCCGATATTGTTAACCGCCTAATGAACGACACCACTTATTCCCAAGCACAGGCGACACAGGACTTGCGGACTCTAGACCAGTCGTCCGGCATTCCCGAGCAAGTGAAGGATTTGCTTGCAGCGTATGGCGGAGGCTCCACAGGCACGCCAGCAGCGGGCGGCGGCGTTCCGCAGGCTGATTTGGACTATTTAGGAGTTGGCAACTAATGGCTGGATATGAAGGATACACCGAGGAGCAATTGAAAGCAGCCGCAAGGCGGGCCGTGGCGGACGGCAACACCGATAGCGCCAACAGGCTTATTGCAGCCGCTCGTGCCGCTGCTTCTGTCTCTGCCGCTGTACCGCAAGAGCGCGGTTTGGGCGCAGCGCTGTTTGACAACATTGTAGGCAGCGACGACGGCGTGACCTCATACGGAGAGGCGCTTGGCACATGGCTTAACCGTGCCGGCGAAAGCATGACGTTGGGAACGGTAGGCGATGAGGCTAGCGCGGCGGTGAGTGGCGCGTTAACAGGCCGGTCATACGACGACGAACTAGCCAGATTCCGCCAGAACGAGGAGAATATGTCAGGCGC